CCCCAATCCTGGGGGCCTCCGTTCAACTCCTTTGGAGATCTATCATGCGTATTCTTTTCACGTTTTCCGAGATGGAAGCCTTCGCACTCGCTCAAAGCCGCTACAGCCAGATTTATGACCTGGTTCGTAGTTACTGTGACGTTGCTCAGGGCGTCTATTTCGGCCCAACCGCACTCGAAAGAGTGCTTAGGGAAGATGGGGTACCCTTTACTCAGTGGGCAGTAATGCTCAATGATGACGGCATCGTTACCGATGACGTCGAGAGGTATTCCGACTTGAGTGAATCTCAACAGAAAGCAAGCGTCGCTTGGACGTATTGGAGCATCCGCTCCGAACACTACCCGTGCGAAATCTACTTTCATGCAATTGCAGTTGAGAAAGCCAAGACTGTAGTTCAGCTCACGCTGAACAAGGTCAAGACTGGGAAGGCGCAGGTGTCTAGCTTGGCTAAAGCCAAGAAGGCACTGATAGAGCTTCTCCTGGAAATTGAATGGTGACCCTTTAGACTGGAGGTTCGTTCTCTGCCTCGCGGTCCTTAAACAAGACCCGAGGAGGTGCACTATGCGAGAAAGGTTTGTAAGCGCGAAAGGTCCGATCGTAATAACCAATCCCCCCGACCCACCGATTGTATCGATGGTTGAGGCGAAAGGTAACGCTCTGACTGGAATCGTGAGCTCATCTGGGGATTTCAAGACCCCCCGACCGCAAGAGTACACCAAAACGACATTCTCGAACATGTTCGGGAGTGCCATTACATCTATCTTTGGAACCGTATATTCGACGGAAGGCTTCTTTAGGCCTGCCCCGGGTTGCGAACACATCGTAGATGCTAATGAAGCTGATCTAGCTGCGCTCGAGAACCTTTACGAGCAGATCCGTGGATCGGTCGACCTGTCGATTGATTTATATCAGATCAAGCAGACTCAGCAAACGGTTGTCAAGGCCATACGACTAGTCACTCGAATGCGATCATCCCTAAAAGCGATGATCAAGTCCAAACCAAGAGATTGGGGCGGACAGTGGCTTGAGTATGTGTACGGTGTCAAACCGACACTCTCTACGATTTTCGAGTCGTTGGAGAGGATCAAAAAGCCTGAAACCGTCTGGTACGATATTCGTGCCAGGGCCTCTTCGAGCAACAAAAGAACCGACACTGTCTCTATTGAGCTGCCAGGGATCCCATTCCTGGCAAGGAGAGAGAGCAGCAATCGGATCGAGTACCGTTGCAAATTTGCAATGAGTGGCTCTGCTTTGGAGAGTTTGGCTGGTTTTTCCAGCCTCAACCCAGTGTCTTTTGCCTGGGAAGCGTTGCCTTATAGTTTCGTCGTTGATTGGTTCATCAACGTAGGCGGATACTTGAGGGCGACGGAATCTGCTTTGCTTTATAATCAGGCTTTCGTGTCTGGTTATAAGACAAGTGTGACTAAGAGCCGGACGGGCGGGATCCTAAAAGGAACCTACTCGCCGTTTGACGGGTTCTTCTATATCTACGACGCAGCGGGGGAAACCACGCTAGTGTCAAAGAAACGGTCGATACTCTTCAGTGCTCCGATGCCAGACGTCCCTAGATTTAAGGTTGATCTAGGGTCAGGCAGACTCTTGAACGCAGCAGCTCTTCTGAGCCAGCTTCTCAAGTGAGGAATTCACGGTACCCTCAAGGGCCGTGCGTTGCGTTATACCTCCGTGGAAACGCGGTTTGACTAGTCCGAGGAAATGGTTCTTCGGTACTTCTCTACGGGCCTTGGTCAGCCCTGGAAGCACGCTTAAGCGTGTCACTTTATTGGAGATCTCCAATGTCCGTTTCGAACATCGTGATCAACGATGCCGCCGGTACGCCGGTTGCCCATACTTTCGTTCCCATCACCCGTGATGCGAATGGCGTGTTGTGGTGGGAGGATCAATCCACAGGTGGCGTCCTCGGTTACGACCGAATCAGCCTCTCCGTGGTGAGACCCCCCGCCCCGAGCGCCGGAAGCAATGCGGGAGAGCGAAACTTCAAAGTGACAGTGGCGGTTTACACCCCCACTCTCGAAACGCTGGGTACCAGTGACAGTGGCATCACGCCACCGGATCAGGTCGCCTATGTCTTGAAGTCACAGACGACTTCCCTCATCAGCGAACGCAGCACGCTGCGTGAACGGCAAGACTCGCGCAAGTACGCGTACCAGCTCCTTGACGAAAGTCAAGTGAAGGCCGCGTTCGAAACGCTCGTCGTTCCGTTCGGTTGAGGAGGGCCAGCTGACCAGTCACAAAGAGCATCCCCTAAGAGATGCATTCAAGGACGTTTTCACGTCTCTTTGTGAATCAGCGGGTTCGCTTGTCTCCCTGAAGGCGCATCTTCTATATAACTCGAACGAGCATAAGCAACTCGCAGAGATGAGGATACACCCAAGGGATTACGCTGACGCCTCCTCCTTCCACCGCGATTATACAGCCGTTTCCTTTGTACGTAAGTACAAGGGTTTAAACACGGGTGTTGATTGCCGTGGTGAGGCGCTTCGGAGCTTTCAAGCCTCCGAGGTAACCTGCAGCTGGACGAACTGGAAGATGAGGCTCGCTAGGAGTAGTCCAAGTGACTACAGCTCGCAACTTTGGGTTGCGAGTCGAAAAATCCTGCGAGTGCTCGGACAGTTCAACTTGCTTAAGGTGAATCAGTGTGGATGGGGTCCGGGTGCTACAGACGACCTTAAAAGGTCGCATGCATTTCCGGATACAAAGCTGTTTCAACTTCCCATCTCGGTAACACAAAGAGCTTACCCTCACTTCGTGAGGCAGCTCCAAGGTGACCTTCACTGGTCAAGTGTCGTCCTGGGGGTAAAGGTCGACGAGCTTTCGGGCCCGTTTTCATTCCTCCCCGGAGTTATTCAGGTAACACCTGGAAACGTAATTGATACTGTACCGAAGAGTGCGCTGACAGATCGCACCATCGCCAAAGAGCCGCGCGGTAATGGCTTCCTTCAAAAGGGAGTCGGCCGCTACATCCGGAAGCGACTTAAGTCTGTTGGTATCGACCTGGACAACCAGGGGACCAATCAGGTCGGCGCATCACGCGCTTACACTGAAGGCCTTGCGACGCTTGATCTAAGCGCTGCTAGCGATACCGTGAGCACAGAGCTCGTTTACGAGCTTCTGCCGATAGAGTGGGCCTTGTACATGGATGACATACGATCGCAAAACTACCGAATCGGTAATACCGGTTGGCGGAAAAGCGAGAAGTTTTCGTCCATGGGCAATGCGTTTACCTTCGAGCTTGAAAGCCTCATCTTTTGGGCTTTGGCTGAAGGCACACGTGACACTCTTGAGGATGTAGAGCCGATGGTGTATGGGGACGATATCATAGTCTCGAAAACACATGCACCGCGCCTTGTGAGTCTCCTTTCGTTTTGTGGTTTCACGGTTAATTCCGAGAAATCATTCTTCGAGGGGCGGTTCTATGAGTCGTGCGGAAAGCACTACTTCGATGGCTATGACGTTACTCCCATTTACCAGAAGGAAATACCGTATGACGGAAGTCTTGAAATCATTCGACTCGGCAATCGCATTATTCGCCTTGCTAGTAGCCTTGCGTTGCGTGGCCATCCTTACGGGTGGCTTACGGACGCTTGGCGAGCAGCTTGGGCGCATGGACGCGAAAGTCGACGCTTTCAAATCCCTTTGGGAACAGAAGGCGATGATGGATGGGCCGTCTCGGCGGATTGCTTCTCTCCTGTCCACGGACGAGGGAAAAGCCCGCAAGACCCGAACCTCGGACTGAGGTGTCGGGTTGTACGGCGTCCCCTTAAGCGCTTCCCGGCGCACGAGGGTGCTTTGCTAGCTCTGGCATTGCGTTCTAGTGAGTGTACATCCTGGGGTCCCGTCGTAGACGGGGAGTTCAAACCCTCAAAAGGGAATGAATATCCAGGAGAGGTTACTCGTGAAGACGCATGTAGTCTTGAAGAAGGCTACAGGTGGGTTGTTCCCACCGGGGAGTTTGACCTCACTTAACAAAAAGAGGTCTGGACAGG